AATAATATATCATATTTATGTTGATTAATGAGGTTTACAAAAGGTTTACAGTGGCTATATATCATAAAAATTACATAACCTGAGTAATCCCCTTTGAAGTTTTTTGATATAATGAGTAGATGGTCTGTCGTGAACGATTAAATCATAAACAACAGAAGCACACTCATTCAGCATTATCATGGCATCTTTCACTCTCTGATGAGCGTCATACTTTGCTATTCTTCCAGTGAGTAAATCACCTTTAATAAAATCTTTTTCGTAAACCATTGTTACTTTCTGGTTCAAACCAGCTTTATAGTTATCAAAACCAAAGAGACATCCAGCCTTATACATATCCTCATTTAATCTAGGATTATCAGGGTAAAGCACATGATTATGAAAATATTTCTCTAGTAAGGAAGTATAACGTAATCTAACACCACTAGGAGATTTGGCTCTTTCTTCAATGATAATTTCTTCCATATCAGGTAATCGATACAGCTTTCCATCTTCATCCTTAAAAATTGTTTGACCACCTAAGTCAGATTGAGAATATTTATTTTGTGATTTTTTTTTCTTTTTCTTTTTCACTGAATTAACTCCTTCACTGGTATCAATATCATCCAAGAACATTTGGCATCACCACCATATTTTACACTACCTTTGTCATAGTATTTTTGTGCTAATTGACGTAATTTTTTTATATGAACTATAAAAACCCACTCAATAGATTTTTCTTTTTCTAAAATAAATGCCCAGAATTTAGCTTTACTAATGGAGATACCACTCTTTTTACCCCAACAAAAATATTCAACAGCAATGTTACCAGTCTTATGCCATAAATTATCTGATTTAATTTCTATTTGTTTTTCAGCAAAGATAGAGCAGAGTCTATCCTCCATAATTTCACCATGAGTTAAACATCTATCAAAGTTACTGTTATGGTTTTTAATCAAAATGGTTTACCGAACTTCTCCTCACACCTTTTAATCATTTCAGTATCAGCACTAATCCACCATTTACCCATCTTCTTAGCTAACTTCCAATTACCTTCGTCGTTAGCTTCAGGGTCAAACTTCTCCTCAGGTTCTTCTGCTAACTTAAAAGTTTGATGACGGAGATATCTTTCTAAGGCTTTAGCGAAGTTGCCGTTTTCTCGAGACTGTTGCTCCTGATAGACAGTCCAGTGCTTTTTAACGAGTTCTTTATCTTCAGCAGAGAGGTTGCTGTAGATTTTAAAGGCAGAGGGTTTGCTACTCCGAATTTTGTTTTCTTTGCTAAGAGATTTCCAGAGCTTCTCAAAGTCATCAGTGTATGTCGTCGAGGTAGACTGCTTTTTACTACTACCACTATTACTGACTACTGATTTACTATCATCCTCTGAAAGAGGATATATATATTTATTATTATTGGTATTGGTTATGGTATTGGTATTGGTAGTTATACTTTCGCCATTGGCATCGCTATTAGGGTCGCCATTAGCACTGCTATTAGCCTCGCCATTATTCCATCTTGCTAATGCACCTTTACGACCATTTGCTGACTGTTTTTCTTGAAAATCCATCGCCTGATTAAACTCCTCTAACAATTTCTTGTTATGGTATTTGTTATCTTCGATGTAAAAAAACTCATCTAATATGGTTAAGATAATTTCTTTTTCTGAATGGGTAATCCTAATAAGTCTTTCCATATCATTCGGTAGTCCAGTGCAGTTTTTTTTCCAATTAAAGAAAAGCAACCTACAATAACAACCCATCTCGGTGTCACTTAAATGCTGAGTATCAGCAAGAAAAGTATCGGCATATATATACATTTTTGGTAATCTCATAAAACTATTATCCCCTTTTTACTGGCTGGTTCGTAAGCGACATATCCTTTATCCCTAATAATTCTAAGCATCTTGGAGACATTATTGGCAGAACAGCCATATAATTCGGCTAAATCTCTATGTGTTGGGGAGTACCCCTTGCTACTAACAAAGTTACGGAGTAGTTGATATAGCTTATTTTGTTTAGCAGTGAGGGGAAACTTGAGATGTAAAGGAGGAATACTATAGCCGTTCTCAAGCATACCACTCACCCAACACTGATGCGATATTTAGGGGATAAATAATAAATATTCGCATTAATTAAAATCATTAGTGATTTTTTTGTTTATGTAAAGAAATAATATTTCTATACACAAATTTATGTACGATAATGTTTTATAATGTTTACTTATGGTAAAGAATTTTATATAAAATTTCTTGCATGAAACAGCTATTAAAAGAGTTAAAAAATAAACATCAAATTTCTTGGAGAGAGGTTAGTGAAAAAACTGGTGTATCGTCAGCTACTATCAGTAAATTTATTAATGAGGAGGATTATGACATTACTTACAGTTCTCTAAAAAAAATACTGATGTTTTTTAAAATTGACTTAAACAAAGAAACTAAAAAATATTTAGTTCCTTTTAAGCATCGTGAGATTTGCGATGTACCAATTATCGGTCAATATAATGTTGAGGGTCATATAGAACCATTAAATTATGGTGACCCATCTTCTATAAAAAGGCATATTTTATGGGAAAAACATAAGGGTTTACTGTGTAGAGTTAATGGTTATCAAAACTGGGTGGCATTATTTAGGAATGAACCTGATAACAATATCTGTGGTCAAAACATTGGAACGACGTTTTCAGTAGTTTGTACTAATAAACATCACAAGTACATTGGTTTATATCAATATAGTCATCAAAAACCACAAATAATAAATTTTTCTGGTAACAGCTTTGATATTCCAGAAGAAGATATTTGTCATGTTTATCCAGTAGATGGAGTATTTGCACCAAAGATAAATCACAAATAATTTTGTATTCAAATGTATTTATTTGTATAAAGAAACATTTTTTTACTTAAATTAATTTTTTTTCTTTACAAAGAAAATAATTTTTTTAGTCTCCTTCATAATAAACCAAAACATGGAGGTGACTATGAAGTACGTCAACTTACACATTAAAAATACCACTGATAAAATTCAGAGCGATATCATTTTTGTTCCTGAGTTTTCAAATTCCTTAAAACATAAAATTGTTTCTACACTAAGCAGTAGCTTTTTTTGGATGACAGTTTTAGTGAGCATTTCAGTGTTGTTAGTTTTCATTACTAAATGAACTTAGACGAAGTCGAAAAAAAACTAACAGAAATGCAAACCACCTTAATGCTTATCTTAGAAGTTATTGTGAAGTCATATCAAGAAAATGAATTTTACTTGAATGAAAATTTAGAAGAACTTTTAGGCAGAGCAGAAAAGGAAGCAATTAGATTAAGGATTATAAACGGTGGTCTCTCTAAAAAGAAGTAATCATTTAAGCGATACTGTTAACGAGTTAATTATTCGTCACAACGAATTTACTCACCAGCAGTATTTAGAATATAAAAAAAAACAAAAAGTCACTGCTGATATTTCTCAATCATCTTTATTAGATGGTGCAAGAATTTATCAGTTAGGAAAAATTTATACTGACTTAGAAAACGAAACTTCCAATGTCATTGATGCAATGGTTGGACACATCTTTGAAGATGGGTTTTGTCAATTAATGGGTAATGACTATCAATTTGAATTACCTTTAACGTATGACATCAATGGAGCATGGGGTAAGTGGACTATTTCAATGCGTATGGATATGGTTAAGTTTGATGATGATAAAAAAATTCATATCAAAGATTTTAAATTTACCAGTTCTTATACAATTAAAACTGTACGCAAAGAAATTTATGAATATGAAAAAACTAAAAATCCAGAAGTTTTAAAACATAAATATATCTGGCAGATGCTGGGTTATGCTTATGGGTCAAAACAAAATGGATATGATGTTCAATCATTATCTCTCATTACTTACAACAAACATTGGTCGTATCGATTAGCTAGTGAAGATAAATCTTTTCCACCTAGCTCTTTGTACGAAATACAAATTCCTATGATAGATATGCAGTTCGTTGAAAACTATTTACAAGAACGAGTAACCTATCATCAGGGTTCAGACCAACACATGGAAAAGTCTGGTCATCCTGTTTTATGCACAGCAGAGGATATGTGGTTAGGCGACCACAAACCTTATGCCGTCATGATGAAGGGTAAAAAAAGAGCAGTCAAACTTTTTGATAATTTGGAGTCAGCAGATAGTTTTGCTGAGTCAATCCAAGATGGATATGTTGAACACAGACCCATACCACTTGGAATACGTTGTCGAGATTATTGTATCTTCGCCAAAAACAATGTCTGTGACCAATATAATCGAAAAATAAAGGAGCTAAATAATGGACAATAATCAAAGTAAAGGTCAATCACCAACGCATAATATTTGTGTTCAAGCTGGGAAAGATAAGAACCTAGTTAAAATTGGTGTGGCATGGTTTAACCCTGAGAAGGGATTTTTCAATATCTCATTAAACAAAATGATGATGTTTGAAAATAAACCACGACCTGAAAATCAGGAACGTCAGGGTCATTACAATCAACCCCCTAACAACTATGCACCAAGAAACGGTCAACCTAAATCTTTAGCAGAGTCAACTCCCTACTATCAACCTGAACCATATTACGGTGAATAAATAGTGGCGTTGAAATCTCCTAAGAACAAAGGTTATCGAAACGAACAAAAGATAGTGAAGCTGTTTCAGTCTATAGGTATTCCCTGTAGACGACAGCCACTATCAGGAGCAATTGCTGACTTTCCTCATGACGTTTACATCGACTATTGGGGTGGAATGATTGGTGAAGTTAAAGCTCGTAAGCGTTTTGCAAGTATTACGAATTGGAAGGGTAAAGCAGATTTACTTTTTCTTATTCCTGATTTTGCAGAACCCTACGTTTTGATGGACTGGAATTTGTTTAGACAATTTATGGAAAACATAAATGTTGAAACAGAAGAAAGTTGATAGGTACGAATTAGTGTCATGCCTTCGGTGTTTACGCAACTACACGAAAGAAATGTGTTTAGAAATTTTTAGACATGAACATACATACTTTTGTGTGCGTTGCTACAACATCATGGACGTCGACAGAATTAGAAAAAATCATAAACAATTTTTTCGTTTAATCCAAAACATGAAGGAGTTCTACAATGAACAATATAACAGAATTAAAGAACTACTTGGAGAGCCAAGACTACAAAAGAGATACGAAAGAGTACAAAAAGATATACGACTCTCTCATCAATATGAGCAACTATTTAAATTGGCTCAACAAGAATACCAAACTCGACATCGACTCGATGACCAGAGAGTTAGTTGATTTAGTAGTGACTAAAGAACCTGATGTTCATTTGGTCGTCAATGCTGTTTTTAAATGGTGTTGTATCTCTAACAAAGATGGCTTTGATAATGCGATTGAGCTTTTAGATAACAAATTAAAAGCAATGAAGGTAGATAATGCCTAAGTCGAGTATTAAAGAATATAATATCGATTGGGATAATATTTTAAATACACATCCTTCTCAGTTATTAGGAGCTTATGTTTATTATGGAGAACAATGGAGCGAAGCTGATGCAACAGTTCGTTTCATGGAACATAATCGACACGTCATTTTAGACGGAGAAAAACTCAATCATTTAAAACAAAAAAAAACGGTAGCAGAAAGTGAAGCTCAGGCAAGAGACTCTCAGGGATATAAGGAATTTTTAGAAGATATGAAGAAAACAGTTACGCTAAGTAATTCTTTAAAAGTGAAAGTCAAAGTAATTGAGTATGCACTGACAATGCAACAATCATTAAACAAAGTTAAACTAACAGAAATGAGGCACTCGTAATGAGATTATATACAATAAGCAGAATATGCTCGAAAGAGATGTGGGATATGTCCAGAAGTACATTCTACAAAATCCTAGACAGAGTAAAAGAAATAGAACCCAAAAAAGAATTAGGGATAAGACCCTTAGGAAAAAGTTTGCGTTTTACGGATGATGATTTAAACATTATCGTTAACGTATTGCGATGCTCAAACTCAAAAGAAACACCCAAAGTAAAAACTGGTACATCTCAGGAACTATCTCCAACCAGCGTATCAGGGTCTCAAGTGGTACAAAAAGTAAGAAGGAAGCTGAGGAAGTCCTAAGACGTGTTGCGAATGAGTATTATGCAAAGTACGATAGGATTAAACTTCAAACCCCTACACTAGAAATGTCTGCAAGTGAATATATTGATGTGAAAAATTTACATTTACATCACATTACACAAATTAACCGAGTCGTTAAAGAGTATGGTCACTTAGCAATAGACGAAATAAAACCAAATTTTGGTGAACAGATTAAACAATGTTTACCTTCTACTTTAAAAAATAGTTCTATCAATAGAGCTATCTCTGTTATCCAAGCGATTGTTAACTATCAATGGGAAAAGATAGGGTCGCAAAAAATCACTATCAAGAAATACAAAGAGCAAGAAACAAAGATTACTTGGCATAGTGAAGAAGAATATAAAACATTACTTCAACACTCAGGTAATCTGCGAACCCTTATCACCTTTTTATACTACACTGGGTGTCGTATTTCAGAGGCAATAAACTTAGATTGGAGAGATATAGATTACGATGAAAACTTAATATCGGTATATGCAGAAAACTAGAACACATAAATATATATACATTCACCCTGAGTTACGTCGGTCTCTCGGTCAACATCAAAAAAAAGGCAAAGTATTTTTCTATAAAGATAGATACAGTATTCGTTATAGCTGGAGAAAGATGTGCCAAGACTCAGGCATCCCATCAAACCCCCATAAATTTAGACACACCTTTGCGACAAGGGTATTAAAAAATTCAGACCTGACTACCTTAATGAGCTTAGGAGGATGGTCGTCAGAAAAGATGGCATTGCGTTACGCCAAAGTAGTTGATACTCGTAAGGCAGATGCTATAAAGAAACTTTAATGCTGACGTAGTTCAGTGGTAGAACGCTGTCTTGGTAAGACAGAGGTCGGAAGTTCAATTCTTCTCGTCAGCACCAACATACCTCTTTTGCAAAATCAATATACCGATATACCTATAAGTGTTTGGTATATTTTATACATGAAAAAAATACTAAACTTCCTTCATCATTTTAAAAACTTCTTCGAACCTAATATTGATGATGCGATTGAAAATTTTTGTAAAACAGAGTATGGCAAGAATTGGTATTCAGCATACTTAACTTATAAAGAAGAAGGTCGTTTCCCTAATCATATACGAAGAACCCTTTAAAAAACCTGTTTTAAGAGCCTGTGAGATACCTTTTAAAGGTACTCATGGGTGATTAAACTTTGCCAAAATTTTGCCAATTTTTCTGATACACTAGAAAACATTTAGAGAAAACCTATGTTTTTAGCTGTATTATATTGTCCAAATTTGACCATATATATCAATAAAAAGCCTATAAATAAGGGTTTTCCGTTATTGGTAAGAAAATAAACTCCCTGTAAATCAATAATAGTAATTATATTTTTGTCAGTATTTGACATTTACGTTTGTATTTTGACGTATCTTCATGTATTTTTATCTCAACCAAAACATGGAGGTTCGAATGAACAAATATCACACAGACACTAATGTTGATTTCGCAGTAAAGTCTATTGTCAATAACGATACTGTTAAAAATATTTTTTTAGCAATAGATGTTAAAGAGACCTTAGAGTACATCAGCACTATCAATAATCTTTCATACTATGATGCGATGGAAGTAGTAAAAATTTTACAAAAGGAGTGGGCTTAGCCCACTTCTCAGGAGGTACAGTAATGTCTAAAAAATATTATATCTCTACAGGTAGTCATTCTATCTACTACACCTTACGTTTTACTCAGGAAGTTGCTATCCCAATGCCTAATGCTTGGGATGGTGGTGTTGAGGTTGAGATGGAGGAGAAGGATTACTTTGTCAAAAATCTTTCTACTAACAAAGAGGTCGCTATCCGTAGTGCGAAGTCTTACGTTGAAAAGCACAACGATGGTGTTTTGTTAACCGTCAGTGCAGACCTTATCGTTACAGGGAAAATCGGTGATGCGAAGTCTCAGCAAAGGGAGAAGTCAGAGTCTTTTGGTCATGAGGCTATGCCTATCCCAGCATCATCTGTTAAAAAAAATGAGTCTACAATGTACCGTAAAGAACATAAGCATCCGACAGTGTGGGAATGGTATAACTGGCAAGACTTACAAAAAGCTGGTCAGATGTACTCTCATAAAATCTGGCAAGATATTAGAAAAACTTTTTTACAAGATGTTTATAGTGATGCTTGTCAAAGAAGTGATAGCTGGACTGTTTGTAAGTTTAGAACACATTTAAGAAAATATTTACAGCGTAGTTACGATAGTTATCTACAAAGTAGTTTTATCTTAGATATGTATGTGTCTATGTTTCATAAACAATTAATTAAAGGGAGAGCTTTACAGATTGTTGCCGACATCTATGCAAAGAAATATGGACGTCGTAACTCAAAAATTTATGAGGAAGTTTACCAGAAAGTTTTAGATACGGAGGTAGCTCATGCTTAACGATGCTATCACCGTATTTGTTCACTTGGGAGCTTTCGCATTATTACTATATTTTATAAAGGAGGTATTTGATGAATAAGTTCTTTTATGAATGGCAGTTAGTTTCTTATCCTAAAAATAGATATTGGGAAGAAAATGAAGTTGAGTATTTTTATGATTTAAAAGAATTGTCTGAAATGCTGACTAAAATAAATCAAGAAACTAAAAATATGGAACATATTATACGATTAACTTGTTTTGAAGAAGATGAAGGTAGAGTTGATGATTACTATATTCAGGATAATGAGTTAATGAAATATGGCGATAATGGTAGGAAATGTCCAATTAAATATATACGTGAGCTGGATAAGTTTCCTTATTTAAAAATTATTGGGGAGGCAAAAAAATATCACAGTTTGTGAAAGTTAAAGGGGTACATTTTTCATATAAACCAAAACATGAAGGTGTACCCCAATAAGACGTATACTTAAATTTTTTAAACTTTCAACTTTGAATTTCCTTATATTTGATGGCAAGACATTTACCTTCAGCAACAGAAGGGATATTCATGTTTTTATATTCGTCTCTAATAGATATTAGTTCTTCTAACATATCGTAACATTTATTAATCTCTGTATAGTCCTGAGCGATAGCAATGCAGTATGGTCGTTCTTTTTCTATTGTTTGAAATGCACATAGATAACCTACTAAAAAAAATTTAATCATTAGGCAAAACCTAAGAGACCTGTATTTATCGTGTTACTTGCAAATAAATCTTTAAAGTATTGTAATTTTTTTAGTCTATCTGGTTGTGAATTGTATTTAAATATTCTGTTGATACCATTCTTCTTTAGTATTTCTAATGCTTCATCTGAAATATTATAAGGAACAATAGCACCTTTAAACTCATCAATACCGACAGCTCTGTTAGGTTTGATTTCAAAATATTCTGAAGGAGCTTCAGCTAATTTTTTGAAAAACTTTTTTGTCATTTCAATAGTTTCTGGACTTGCGTTAGGGTAAAATTCTTTAAAAGACTGGTCGATAGAATATTTTTTATCTTTAAAAATATTAATAAAGTTATCTCCGTAAGTGTCCATCGATGCTCTCTCAGGATGTTCTTCTGCTAACTTTGTTATGATGTTGTCTAAATCAGTATATAAACCAGATTTAAATTCTGTCATTTCTGTATTTGTGATGAGTTTATCTCTCGATGATTTTACTTCTTTAATATTTTTAAATTTACCTCTCATAGTAGAAGCTAAATTTCCAAGCGAAGATGCTCCAAAACCTTCTTCTTTTCCTGAGGCTGAACTCATATAATTAAGAACATTATCTAGTGTATGGTCTTTATATTTAAGACGACCCATAGGAGTTCTTCCCACTAGAATTTTTTCTTGACCTTCAACACCTATCTTATTGGCTAAATTATTAACCCATACTTTATATTCACTATCTAATTCTGAAGTAAAAACATCATCTACTGCTTTTGTGTATTCAAATTTATTTTTATAATTTGTAAATTCTGGCAGTAATCCTTTTTCTTTTAAAAAGGTCATTTCCAGCATGGTATTATCTAAATTACTAATACCTTTTTCGTTTATTTGGTTATATAAGTCTCCAGTATAAAATATGCGTTGGTCAGAGCCATCTTCAAATTTGTAATTACCTATCTCTTTAGCATCATATCGAATGTCATTTACGTTAAAAGTATCTGAAAAATATTTAATGATTTTATTCATTTCATCATCATTATAAATAGTTCTAACAGTTGGATATCTTTGGGTATAAGCATCTCCTTTGTAAACAGGATTGTTACGAGAAGGGTTCATCATTGAAGGGTCACCAATTAAAGTAATATCTCCAAAATTTAATTCGTCTATATTCTCTTTAGCTATTGCTAAACTTGGTTTAGGCATCCCTCCTATTTTGTCATAATTAATTAATGCACCTTCTCCTGTATTGTGAATGACAAACATTCCTTCTCCCTCAGGGTAACTATTTTTATTATCTTCTGCTGTGTAAATATAATCAGATAAAAGAGATGGAGGGGGTACTTCAGTAACATTACTATTATCAATAGGTTGCATTTCAGGAGTTGATAATAAGCCTGTTGTTGGTGGTGCTTGTGTAAAACCAATATCATCAACAGATACTTTGTTTACAGAAGGTATTGTTGTTATATTCTTATTTAATTCTTCATTAAATTTTTGTTCTGCTTCTATTTGTTCTGTATCAGGAGAGCTATAAGTACCACTAGGTGTCTCTCTTAGATAAAGAGGCACTCCAAGTAAAGAGTAAGCAGTATCTACTAATCCTTTTTTAATTGCACTAGAGTCAACATTACCAAGCAATCCTTTATTATTATTTTCATTATTTTGACTTGCTAATATACCTGAAGTAACAGCTCCTGAGGTAACAATGGGAAATGCTGTCCTTGCTGTATTTAATAATAAACTTGGTATCATAGGGTACATAATTAATTCTCACAGTTTTTTAGCCAATCTTTTAACTCAGAACGGTATAGTATTTCTGTTATACCGTTTGACATGGCATTAACGATAGACTCCTCGTCTTTATCTTTTAGTAAATAGATAAAATAGATGGCATGACAAAGCTCATGAATAACTAAGTTTTTACTATCCATGTCATTACGTTCAATAATCTCTTTGTCTAAATAGATTTGATAAGGAGGTTTGCTTAAAAAGCATCCTTGCATATCACAAACATTGTAAGCAATATCACTATCGATTAAGGTTAAATGAATTACGAAATGACCTATCGTAACAGACTTAGGTAGAGGAACTCTTTTCATGACAGTTCGAGCAACGACAGATGGCACACTCACACATACAAGTCATTCCTTGATGGCAGAGACAGCCACAACTATTGCAATAGGTCACTTCTTCTTTTTATTTTTCATCTTCTTGCCAGTTTTCTTGGCATACTTTTCTGCATCTTCTTTTCCTTTTTTAGTATAAGGAAATTTCTTTTTTCCTACTTTTGGCATTGTTCCTATCCTTTCTTGAGTTGTTTTGAAATCCACATATTCTTGACAAGAGAAACTCTTGTGCCGAATTTTTTATCAGCTTGAGCTTTAACACTTTTATATTTAGACGAAGATTTATCAAAAGGTTTGGGTTTCCCTAAGTTCTTCGGTCTTTTTTTTTCCCACACAGGTTTAGCCATTAGCAGTTCCACATCCTTCTTGACCAGTAATTAGCTGATAGTTTGTTGTTAGTACCTTTAATCCCTCCACTTCTTGCACAGTAAGATTTTTTACGCTCAGGGTTGTCTTTCTTTATCGACATTCCTTTAGCACCAAAGTTGACTTTTTTTACTCTGCCAGTCTTAGGGTCTTTAACATAAACTTTAAATTTTTTAACATCTCCAGCCATTGGCTTGTTGAGAGTTACTTTGCGTCCTTGATATGTAGCCATTATTTTTTAAATTTCTTGATTGCTAAGTCAGATACTTTTAATCCAAAACTAGAAGCGATACTTGCCATTAATGCCCAGATGTACCAATCAGGTAATTCATCAAGAGCCATAAAACCTTCTTTTAACTTTGTAATCCAATCAGGTTGATTAAAAAAAATAGCACCAAAAACGATAAGCAAAGGTATAGATAAGATAATCGTAAACCACTCATCTCTCCAAGACTCTGCCATATTCTTCTGTGTAGCAATGGCGAAATCAATTTCTCCTTCAGCCATTTTTCTAATATGAGTTTGTTCTGCTTCTGCCATTAGTTTTTTGGTTTCAGTACGTGTCTTAATGACCTCGACTGCACCTTTGGCAACGGTACTTAATACTCCCCAAATCATTTATGCCTCCTCTAATATTTTACACATTCGATTAACTCGGTTCGGTAATTGACGATAGTATTTTGAGTCTTTTAAATGTTCGATACTTTCCACATACTCATGGTTTTTAATGCAAGTTAGAAAGTTCTTAAAAAGTTTTAAACCTGTGCATCCTAAGTTGTAGCTCATAGAGATAAGAACAGTATAAATCTCCTGAGGGTGGCTTGTTTCCCATAGGATATCCATCACGCATACTTTTGCTCTTTCGTAGCGTTCTAAAAACATTTCTTCTAATTCTTCTTCGGTAAATTCTTTGTATTCTTTACCGATAACAATGCCATGTCCGACAGTGTAAAAATCTTCGTGAACTGTTTTGTCACCTACTTTGTAGGAAAGTTGATAAGGTTTTTTTGAATAACCTTCTTCTTCTCTAATAAAATCTTGTATTTCTTTGTCATTCATATTGTTTTATTAATTTCTCTAAGTACCACTTTGCTTTTTTTAAATCTTCTAATCCGTTTTTTTGTTTATATCTGGTCACATACTTAATGATGTTACCTTCCAGATAACTCATCTTTTTATCGATGATGTAATCGCAGACTTCTATATTGCCTTTGTAATAGTCAGGGTTAATTTTGTCGGTCATATCTTCCCTGTCCATTCGCCATCACGATTTAGGAACATAGGGTGTAGCTGAGGAACGGAATTAACAATACTTGCACAACTAATGATAGGTCGTTTAATAAAGTTCTTACCGTATTTAAAGGCTTCGTGACGAGGTTCAATACTACACCCAACACACATTGCAAAACTTAATGCTAGGGGATGTGAAAAAAGTTCAATAGAGGCTTTGGTGTGTTGATGACCAACGCATAAACTCATCCCTAATTCTTTAGCACTTGCTAAAACATTAGATTTAAAATGATGTGTAAAAAAAACTTTTGTTTTATTTGGCAGTGTTAAGATTAACTTATCGTGCCATGTCCATCCCCAACTATCAGGGATGTCTAAGATATCATTAATATCCTTCATAAAGGAATTAGGTATCTGTGAATTTTCAGCTAACTGCTGGATACGAATATCATGGTTACCCCAAAGGATAGGCATCACCTCAGGGAATATCCTACGAAGCTGTTTGATGTTTTTTTTAGCCTCCTCTACCTCGAACTTAATATTATGTAGTTCAGCACTGTGGGTGTGTCTACTAATAGAATGGAAGTCAACGAGGTCACCTATCATCACCGTCAAGGTGGGTTTAACCGTTGCTTTGAGTTTTTTAATCCACTTAAAGTATTCTTTTTTCTGATACGGAAAATGTGTATCACTAAGGATTAAAATACGTCTCGTATCGAATACGTCCTTCATGTTTGGTTTTGTTTAATATAACCGAAACTGACTTACTTATGTAAGTAATTTGTTTGTACGGATATGTTCAGTAATGTATTTTTAAGCGACAGCTTCTTCTTGTGTTCTGTTTTCTTCTTCTTTATGAAATTCAACACGCTGTCTAGTATTTAAATTGATGTAGTTTGTTCTATAACGATAGAGTTCTTCGTTCTTGATAGCTAATCGGTCAGTTAAAAACTTGTTGTGTGTTTCTGCTTCTTCAGCTCTTGCGTCTGCTTCTTTGCGTAATTTTCTTTCCTCACGTAATTCTTTTTTTGCTTTACGTAATAATTCTTCTGTTTCTTTTGGAGTCATATTTTTCCTTCCTAAAAAGAGATTTCTCTCGTTTTAATTAAATATTCCTCCATCCACATTATCTTTTCTTTAATAATGGCTATGTCTGTTTGCATTTGTGCAATTTTGTCAGCTTTTACTTCGACAGCATCTAGTCGTTCAGATAACATTCCCCATGAGACTGCAAAACCCATCATCATCACAAGGTAAGGTGCTAATAATTTAATTTCTAGTTTCATTTTGTTTTCCTGATTGCTGTTAAAAATTCTGTACCGTTAACTTCTTCGAGATAACCCTCTACTTCTCCACACATTATTCTAACATTAGAGTTCATGTTTCTCATCATAACTCTTTTCATCTCTAAACATTTACCAATACTATCGACCTTAGTGTGTTCTAAGAGTTCTCCGTTAGAACTGAATAAGCACAAAGCTATAACTAACTTCCACATTAGTGGTTATTCCCATTAGCAAACTCAATACTTCTTGTAGCATCTTTTAATTTCTCAACATCTTTTGTTAGTTTGTCTATTTGTGTTTCTAAATGTTCTAGCATTACTTGAGTATGGACGTTTTCTTCTAGTTGTATTCGGTGTTTTTCTATTTGTTTAGCGTTCATCTCGATTAACATATAAATCTCTAGGTTCTTAGGAGTTTGTTCAGCTTTCTTTAATAAGTCAGCTTCCATTAATTGGCGATTAGTTTCTAAGATATTTAATCTTTCAATGATGTTAAAATATCCCCAGACAGAGATAATAGCGACAAAGACAATAGAAATTAAATTTCTTATCGGCATACCGACAGTGGTCTTATCGCTAATTTCCATGATTAGCCTTTAGGATATGTTGTTTTGACTTCTGCTATCTTATCTTTCCAAGTGTTAGTGCCATTGACACTATCCCAATATTGCATATCTAACTGGTCTTGTAAGGAAGGATAAGCACTGGCTCTATCTCTTTGATACTGATTGTTGTCATACTCAGTCTGGAGTAAGGCTTTCTCAGCACTTACTTCTGACCATGTGTATGGCTTCGTATCAGAGAAGATAGCAGTACCATTAGCATCTGCACCAGAAACAAAATCAACACCACTGTTGTATTCTGCTTCATTGGTTGGCTCACCTCTAACAACAAACTCATGGTTTACACCACCCTTTTTGTTGAGAGATTGTATTGCTGTTGCTATGTCTGTCATTGTTTTCTCCTTTAACTTGCTATTTCCATAACTGTAATACTTGAACAAGCTGTTGCTGTTGCTGAACTATTTACATCTGGAATATTTTTATAAAATGTTCTACCAGCAAACCCAGCTACATTTAAAGTGTATGATACTTGAGAAGTAGAACTTGGACTGTCTAGAAATTCATTAGATAAACATTGTAAATTCTCATTACCCATATTTCCTGCATATCCTGTTGAGTTTTTTCTACTTCCAGCAGTATTTGCTCTGTAAATATCAGAACCATTTCTCCTTAAAATTACATAAGGGTGAGCTGGTGTACTTTGATTTCCAAAATATGCATCAAATCTTACTAAAATTTTAGATGATGTTGAACTAGGTGTAATATTTACTGTCATCCAAGTGGATAAAGTATCAGTAGCTAGAGCAAAAGAACCTTGGTCTTTATCTATAGTTTGAACTACTTGAAGAACTTTTCCAGTAGCAATTCCACTAGGCAAAGCAGTAACAGAACTGATTGATTGATTATTAATTCTAACTAAAGCCATTATGCTAATATCTCCCATGCTGTAAGTGTATCTGAGTTCCCTGTTGGTCTAAATTGTGATGATGAGTTTTGTACTTGTGCATGAATATTATAGGTAACAGCACTTGTAGTAGCTGGACTATCATACGCACTTAACACCACACAATGTCCATAGTCACCATTTTGTGTATCACCACCAGCAACAATACCTTTGATTTGAGAACCACCTCTATAAATTTGGCAGAAAGCTAAAGTACCATTGTTATATCCGTCTTGTGTATATGAAAATGTTGCATGAACATAAATCTTAGAACTTGTAGATGTTGGGGTTATAGTCACACTTAAACCTGATATAGCTACTGAACTTGTAGATGTAATATAAGTTGTGGACATAGCATTACTTACTCCAACTACTTGACCAATCTTCCCTAAAGCTAATCCACTATCTAACTTAGCAGAGGTAATTGCACCATTGTTTATCTTAGCAGTCGTAACAGCATTACTGCCTAACTTCGCTTCGGTAATCGCTCCGTCTGCCACAGTCGTAATTAACCCTGTACCATAATGTAATATCCAATCACAAGTATCACTTCCAGATACAGTGGTATCAAAGGTAATCGTACTCCCACTGACAGAGAAGTTCCCCTGTTGCACCACACCACTAATACTAATCAATAAGTTATTAGCACTAGAAGGTACAAAGTTTACGGAGGATTTCTGTAAGGTGTAACTTGCTGAACCATTAAATGTTAAGTTATCTAAAACTTCTACGTTGGATATGCTTTCAGTTCCTCTACCGATATATGCCATATTAAACCTCTGGTTTCTCTGGGAATACCACAGCTTCAACATCTGCTACTGTAGTTAATCCGTTAGTAATATCTCTTAATGCTTGTCTATAAGTAGTCATATCTGCACTCATGGTTTGGTCAGACAAGGCTAGGTAATCTGTTTGTGCTAGTAGTGAGTTTCTTTTTCCTCTTAAAGTTCCCATAACAATATCAAATTCACTAGGTGCATTTTCTTGGTCAATATTAAATTGAGCAACATCTTCTGATGTAGCATCTACTAAAATCCCATTTACATATTTTTTCATTGTTTAAATCCGTATAAAGCAAACCTTCCTTTTGCTATGTTACCACTATCAAAATAAAATCTAATTCCAGTAACTGCATCTTTTGAACCACTACCTACAAATATTCCAGAGATATGTTGTGCAGAACTATTTTGGCTATCTTGTCCTCCCCATGACATACAGTTATAACTTTTTCTTTTATCTGTACTGTGAATATTATGAAACCATACTGTACAATGTGAACCAGCTTCTACATATCCATTACCAGAACTATTAATACCTAAGCTAACATTTGCACCATCACTTACAAATCCGTTTGCACTATCAGTCCATGTAGAACCACCAGTTTGATAAATTCTTTGTCGAGAAACAGAATAATCACTAGCACCACTAGCATATCCACCAGATGTTTTAAATCTTACTCTTAATCCAGCTCCATTACTTGAAGGTTCAAAATCACCTACTTGAACACAAAAGTTATTGTAAGTAGTTGGTAATGTTTCAAAATCAATAGATGTTGCAGCTACCGATACATCAATAGAGTATATCTTTACCATGTCTTGTGGTGTACCACTCACAGTACCAGTAAAGGCATAAGTGTCTGCAAGGTTCATACTCTCTGATTGTATTTTAGATAATGCCATTAGATACCAAATGCCTCCTTAATTTCATCTACTGTTAATCCTAAGTCTTGGAGTTTTTGTTTAGCAGATGCTTTGTTGTTTTCTTTATCAATGATTGCTTGGTCATAGTCAGCTTGTAACTGTGCTAGTCCGTCAATACATTCTTGTTCTGTTGGTTTTGTTTTTGAACTGTCGTGAATGATTAGATTTGAGTAAGTTTGTTCTTTACTTGTAAATCCAAACCATTGACCTTGATGTAATTGTTTTAAATAATCTACTAAAGTATTAGGTCTTGCCATTATGTATCTCCTAATCTAATAAATTGTGCATGAGTAATATTCTTAGATGTATTACCATATACAGATGAGCCACTAACTCCCGCAACACCACCTACTGCTAATTTTAATTTTACATTTGAAGTATCTGTAACATCAATTAAACATGATGTAATACCACTATTTTCTCTACCATTTTCATCTCCAATCATTGTTTGACTTCTAATGTTATATGTAGAGTTATCAGTTGTTACATAAATATATATATTCCAATTATCTCCAGCTAAATCACCACTTACAGTAAATGTAACATAATAAATACCAGTTGAAGGAAAAGTGAAAACACCAGAACTTTCACTCATTCCTGTTCCAATACTTCCATAACTTGTAGTATCATCTCTTTCTAAATTTGTAGTTATAAATTCTGGGTCTGTATTTGCTCCATTAAAATCAGTGGTTAATCTCCAAGTATCTGCCATCGTAATACCGTTAGTAGTCGCAAAGGTACTTCCGTCAGCTAACTTAGAAGTAGCAATACTTCCCGCTAACATATCGTTAGTAACAGAACCGACTGCGGGTGTCTTTGTTCCGACTGTTCTTCCTAAAAATAATACCCAACAGCTATCACTAGCAGAGATAGTTCCCCCTAGTGTTAATGATGTTCCTGATACAGTATAACTAGATACGTTCTGCCTAACATTATTAACAAAGACAGCGACATCTTCTTCTGTAGATACAGAATAATCTAAAGTATAAG